AACGCTAAGCTGGATTCAAAGGTTGTATTTATACCAAATAAAGATGGTAGATTTAAAATATCTTGGGTTCCACCTGTTAATCTACAAAACCGTGTGATAGTAAAGAATGGGATTAAGTATCCAGGTAATGAGCATTGCGGTGCTTTTGGTTGTGATAGTTATGATATATCAGGTACAGTTGATAAAAGAGGTTCTAACGGAGCTTTAGCAGGTTTAACTAAGTTTAGTATGGAAGATGTTCCACCTAATCAATTCTTTTTAGAATACATAGCTAGACCTCAGACTGCTGAGATATTCTTTGAAGATGTATTAATGGCTTGTGTATTTTATGGCATGCCTATACTTTGTGAAAACAATAAACCTAGATTATTGTATCATTTTAAAAGAAGAGGTTACAGAGGTTTTTCAATGAACAGACCTGACAAGGTTTGGAATAAATTATCAGTAACAGAGAAAGAAATAGGTGGTATACCTAACTCAAGCGAGGATATAAAGCAAGCTCATGCTTCAGCTATAGAAACTTATATAAACACTTATGTCGGTAAAACAGATCAAGGATATGGCGATATGTATTTCCAGAGAACATTAGAGGACTGGGCTAGATTTAATATAAACAATAGAACTAGTCATGATGCTTCTATAAGTTCTGGACTTGCTCTAATGGCTTGTAACAAGAATAGATATACACCTGTTTTTAATCAGGTTAAAACAGTAGTTCCATTGGGATTTAAGAAATATGATAACAAAGGATACTCTTCAAAAATAATAGAATAAATGATTTATACGACTTCAAATAATACTTTTCCAAGCCAAATAGTTTCTGACGAAGAGAAACAAAGCTATCAATACGGACGTGACGTAGGAAGAGCTATAGAAAATGAATGGTTTAGAGGAGATAGAGACGCTACTGGCGCAGGTAGGTTTGCTGGTAATTGGCAATACTTTCACAACTTAAGACTGTATGCTAGAGGAGAACAAAGTGTAAAAAAATATAAAGACGAATTATCTATAAATGGTGACTTGTCTTATCTTAATTTAGACTGGAAACCAATAGCAGTATTATCTAAGTTTGTTGATATCGTTGTAAACGGTATGACTGATAAAGGTTATAAAATAAGATCTCACGCTTCAGATCCATTTGCTGTAAAACAAAGAACTGATCATGCTACAGCTATAGCTCAAGATGCTTTTGCTGGTGATTTAATGGAAGAAACAAATCAAAACGTAGGTATAGATCTAAAAAGGACTAGTATTCCCGTAGAAGAACTACCTAGAGATAAAGAAGAGCTTGATTTACATATGCAACTTAGGTATAAGCAAGCTATAGAGATCGCTGAAGAAGAACTTATTTCAAATGTTTTTGACTATAATAAATACGAGCAAACAAAAAGAAGAATAGCCTATGATCTAACCGTGCTAGGAATTGGTTGCAGTAAGACAAGTTTTAATTTAGCTAACGGTATAACAGTAGACTATGTAGATCCAGTAGATATTATATATTCTTACACAGAAGATCCTAATTTTGAAGACATATATTACGTAGGAGAAGTTAAAAGCGTACCTTTACAAGAATTAAAAAAAGAATTTCCTGATCTAACTGATGAGGAAATGGAAAAAATACAGTTATATCCAGGAGATATTAATTATACAAGAACTCCAAGAGGTCAAGACAACGATAGAAATAACGTTCAAGTATTATACTTTGAATACAAAACGTATTCAGATCAAGTGTGGAAAATTAAACAAACAGAACAAGGTTTAGAAAAGTCTCTTGAAAAGCCAGACACATATAACCCACCAGAAAATGATAACTTTAATACAGTTAGCAGATCTATAGAAGTATTATACAGTGGAGCTAAAGTACTAGGTCATGAGCAAATGCTTAGATGGGAACTTGCTGAGAACATGACAAGACCTTATAGTGATCAAACTAAAGTATCTATGAACTACAGTATATCTGCACCTAGAATGTATCAAGGTCGTATAGAATCCTTGGTTAGTAAGTGCTTAAGCTTTGCTGATATGATTCAAATAACACATTTGAAGATACAGCAAGTATTACAGAAATTAGTTCCAGATGGTGTATTCGTAGATGTTGATGGTTTAGCAGAAGTAGATTTAGGTAATGGTACTAATTATAATGCTCAAGAAGCTTTAAACATGTACTTCCAAACTGGTAGTATAGTTGGTAGATCATTGACTCAAGACGGAGATCCTAATAGTGCTAAAGTACCTATTCAAGAACTACAAAGTTCTTCTGGTATTGGTAAAATACAAGCTTTAATACAGACATATCAATATTATCTTCAGATGATTAGAGATGTTACTGGTTTAAACGAAGCTAGAGATGGTAGTCAACCTGCTAAAGATTCATTAGTTGGATTACAGAAATTAGCAGCAACAGCTTCTAACACAGCCACTAAACATATACTTCAATCTTTGATGTATATTACAATAAAAACAGCTGAAAACATTAGTTTAAGAGCTGCTGATATGATAGCTTTTCCTTTAACTAAGAGCGCTTTAATGAATTCTATTAGTAGCTTTAATGTAGACACATTACAACAAGTAGAACGTTTAAGCTTGCATGAGTTTGGTATATTCTTAGATCTTGAACCAGAGGAGGAAGATAAACAAGCTTTAGAACAAAACATACAAATC